CTGTATAACACCGCGACTGGGTTGCTGGAAAACTATACGCACCAAAGTAGTATGGCCCCAGTGGCGGATGTTTTTAAGTCCAAGCCTATTCGGGAAATATACAACATATACGACGAAGAATTTAAGCGATTGACGGCTAGGCTACAAAAGCGGCCCGCTAAACCTTAACGCAAAGGGGTACATGATGGCTGAATTTGTTGGGTTTGATCCTGATGCGTTGAGAAAACGATTGCGCGAAGAGAACAACTTTGGTTCCGATGACACGCCAGCGCCTGCCGCCGCGCCTACAGCTTCTGCACCAGCGGGCGGCGTAAAAGCAGCCGCTTCGTCCAAAATTGACGCGGACGCTCGTCGGATACTTGAGATTGAATTAGCCGAAGCACTAGCAAAGGGGCGTACGGAGGATGCTGCTGCGGTGCGGCGTGAGTTGGCTAGATTGCCAGGGGCGCCTGCTGGCGCCGCATCTGCTCCTGCTCGTACTTTCGGTGACAGCGGGGATAGAACGCCTGAAGTTGTTGTAACACCGACTCCGCCGGGCGAATCCTTAAACATTGGACCCGAGGTGGCTGCCGGAGCTGGTGCGCTTGTTGGTGGCAGCCTAGCGTACGGGGATCCAGGCACCACCCGGGGCTTCTTGGCCCCCGGTGCAGGCACGCAAGCACAGATGGCAGCGGCGGCTGAAGCGGCGCGCGCTGGCCCTACACCGTTCCCCGCCGCCGGCCTCAATCCTTTCCGCGATCAACTGGCCGCCATGGACGTCGCAGCGGCGCCTGCGGTAGCTGCACCGGTGGCTCCTGCCAACAAAAGTTTGTTGTTGAGTGACGAAAAAACACAAAGAATTACATCAGGCGGGGATGGCCCCACCTTGGGCACTACAGGTGAAGAACGGTCACATTTCTCCACCAATACTGGTGAAAACGCGGCTAATTATAGGGGTGGAAAAGAACACGTTGCTTCAATAAACGAAGCGGGTTTGGCTGAAGGCAATGCAGACCCTTTAAGAATAAAAACACATAAAACTGCAAGCAAACAAGGCATAGTAGTAACTCAAGGCACCACGAATCAAAATTCTTTTATAAATGAAGGTGAATCTGTACCAAGTCCGGGTACCGTTGCGTATAAAGATCCTCGAACGGGTAAAACTGTATACCTGCAATCCGTAGATTTCAAAGATGAAAAAACGGGTAAAACGCACAGGGTGCCCCACCCTGCCGCCGTAAATGAATTCCACCGGGCTGAACGTCAAGTCGCTATGGCTAGACTACAACGCGACGCGATACTGCGCGTTGAGGCCACGGAACGGAATCAAGCCCGGCAGAATCTCGAACGTCAAGCGGCAGAGCACGACCTCCAAGTGAAAGATAGCGCTCGCGAAGCAAAGCGCCTGGAAAGCGCCACCGAGCAGGCCGCTCGGCGGGCGGGCCTCGCTGCCGGTGTACGGAAGGTGGGCGCAGGGGCCGGGCTTGGTGCCTTGGGGGCCTATTCGGCGTACCAGTCTGGGCGCGGTATGATCGACGCCGCAAGAGCGCCTGACGCAACGTTCAAGAGCGTTGCGAACGCCGCCAATGTGCCCGACGTTGCGAACGTCGTCACCGGGTTGAGCATGATCCCCTACGGAAGGGCCGCCAAGGTCGCAGGACCGATAGGCGGCGCCGCGCAAATGCTTGCCGGTGGGCTCGACATACGCAAGAACAAAGCAACGCCTGAGAATGTGGCGCAGATTGGCTCGGGCGCCGGTATGGCGGTCTTCCCGTACAATCCGCCGCTCGGTGCCGCTTTGATGACACCAGAAGCCGCTTTGGCTTTGAAACGATCGTACGAAAGTCTAGCCAAAGACAACCCGAGATTGGCCGAAAGCATGGCCGCCGCGATGGGCGCATCCGGGTACGGTCGGTAACTGATTCTCTCCCAGCCTGTCTAGAGGCTTTCAGGGCTCCCGTGTGGGGGCCCTTTTTTTTAGTTCAGCACCCACAGGACCAACCCCAGGCGGGCCAGCCAGAACAGCGTGCTGACCACGATGCAGCAGAACCAGACCCGGCCCAGGAAGTGGATCACGCCGGCTCCCACTTGTCGAACGAGAAGCACCCCTTGCAGGGCTCGTCCTTCGACGACACGATCGCGTGCTTGCACCGAACGCAGGTCCGCTCGGGCTCACGCGGCGCCTGGGACAGCCGGTACATGAGCAACTGCTCCATCTTGTCGGCGAACTCCAGCAGGTCGACATCGTTGGCGTACATGCCGCTCGGGTCGCGCATGTCGCACGCGAGGTAGACGTTCTTGACGTCGGCGGGGGTGAGCTTGCTCATGTGTTCTTCTCCTGTAGCTTGGCTTCTATCTCAAGGCACAGGTCATGCGTCCCCAGTGCCTTATATTCAAACTCCTCAATTTCTGCATCCGTCAGCCCTTGCCATTGGGGCTTCGGTTCGACCCAGAACAACTCTCCAATCTGCTCTGCCGTGTACGTGCCAAAATCGTTACCGGCCCACTTAACCATCGTTTTGCCGGTGGTGGATGTAGCCTCTACAGTGCAAAGCTCGTCGGTTTCAATGCAACGCAAAACGTCTCCTTGGGTTAGCGCCCCCAACTCTTTTGAACAGGCGTAGCAAAGCTTGGCCCTCTTGCACGTTTCCCCGCAGTCCCCCACCTGCGCTAGGTCAACACGCCCAGCCCGCCAAGCCGCCCACTCCCCGCAGGTCCGGCTCTTGTGCAAGTACGAACTTGTTTCCCAATAGTCATCACACCATGCCTCAAACGCAGCACGCTCGGTCATGGCTCAATCCCAAAATGGTTACAGATTAGCAACTTGACGTTGCCGGGGTAATTGGTGCTCAACTCGGCGCATTCCATGATGATGCGGTCGGCGAACCGCTGCACGTTGATGTAGTCGGCAGTGCATTCCTCCCGCCCACGACCGTCTACCGTAATGTCGAACAGCCCTTCCATAAAGGTTCGGATTCGTTCGTTCATGGCTCAACTCCAAAATGTTGTCTAATGGTCATAGCGTCAATTGCTCGCACTTGATCACAACATTCAGCAATAATCAACTCGGCAAGCTTCTGCGAGTACAACTGTTCCCTGGTATACCCGGTTTCTTTGTAGTTGTACTCCTCATAACTCCACTCATTGGCTTTCTCAATGAGTTCATTGATTATTCTGCTGTTCATGGCTCAACCCTCTGATTAATGCCCAACATCTCTCGATGCAAATTCTCCAGCATCACCCGGTAGGGTGACTGGGGCAGGCAGTCCGTTGCCAGCTTGCATCGGTCTGCAAATGCATCAGTGCGTACAGCTTCGCGTACAACGGTCCGCACTTTCGCAAGCATGTCGTCGGGGTGGAGGCTAGTCGGCCAACGCCACCCCATCAGTTCGGCAATGCGTTCATCGGTCACGACGCAACTCCTTTCGTCTTCTCAAACGTGCGCAACCCGCCAAGCCCAAGCATCCCCAACATGAGTTGCCACAAGTTATCGTCGATGCCAGGCAGCGCAGGCAGCGGGTGGTCGAGCACTATTCCGGTCCACTGAACCAGCGGCCTGGCGATGTATTGACAAGCCAGCGCCGAGGCGCAGACCCAGCCAATCGCTGGGCGCCAGCCGCTGGTGAACCCGCTCGGGCTCGACGCTTCGGCGCGGTTCACATCGAGCTGGCCCTGGACGATGGCGACCTGGGCGGCCAGCTGCGCTGCCTCTGCTGCTGACTTGTCGGGCCAGATGCGGGTGATGACGGTTTGCGCCAACTCGACGCCTGCGGTCAGTGGGTCTATTGCCATTCGTCGTTCTCCATTTGTTTTGACAGACGCTTCGCACGCTCCGGCGTCTGTTGAGCCCAGAGGCTGTCCAGCATCTCCATTGACGCTTCTTTGTACTGACCGTCTTCGATGGACCCCAGTGCGCGCTTGAACTTGAGCAGCCCGCCAATGCCAAGCTGAAACGCCATGTTTATCAGCACTGCTCGGCGAGTTTCACTTAGCTTGGACGCCCACGGTAGCGCCGCCAATACCTGCGCAGTCTTCTCCGCGATATCGTTGCTAAGCAGAAAATCAATTTCACTATCGCGAAGACCACCGCCCCGGCGAAAGTCAATAAGACGCCCAACGCCAATAGTGGTGAAACCAAGAGAATCCTCATACGCATGGCTAACGCTCCCCTCATCCCGAATCAGTTGTTGTCTCAAGTCCACAGCGTCACTCCCCACACCAGTGCCAAAACCCAAAGGACGCAGACGGCGGCGCGGTTGACCCATGACCAACGGTTTCTATAGTGGTATATAGCGTACCCGTCTCCTCCGAAGGCTTCGTCGAGCGAACGGGCGAATCGCTTAGTTGTTCCGTTGTGGAAAACCGGTGGTTGTTGAAGCATTTATAGCGTCTCCAAGTTAGATTATTGGGGCGTTGCCGGGTTTCAAGCACGCCGGCTGGCGCGTTACAGCGGGGGCACTGCATACAACGGCACCGCATCGCATCCAAGGTCTACCCAGTACTGCATCTCTTCGCGGCGCCGAGTGAGCAAGATGCAAACATTGCTCTCAAGGATCATCCAACCGATGTGCGTCATGCCAACCACGCAATCAGCGAAAACATCGCCACAAGCG